CTGTACCTGACATATATGTCGATAGCACGGTAACTAACACTTTCAGGGGTTTGTTTCTAAAAGAAAATAACACCAACAAATCAGGGATTCTTCAATACGGTTCTACGCATTCTTCAGAAGCTAATAATTTAGCGATTAAGAATTATGTTTCTAGCGGAGATATTGGTTTTTATACAAATAATACCAACCGAATGACTATAGAGGATGGTGGAAATATTTACATAAACCGCAGTGTTGCAGGGACAGGGCCAGGGTTTGTATTTACAGATACAGGACTGGCGGCTCTATACCAGGAAGGGACATCCGCTAGCTATATGATGGTATTTTTTAGGAATCTTCCTAGCACTACTACGCAGGTAGGGGGCATATTAACTACTGGAACCAGCACATCCTATTTTACAAGCTCAGATTACCGACTCAAAGAAAATGTAAAGCCTATAACAGACGGATTATCTCGATTAATGGAATTAAAACCAAGTAGATTTAATTTTATTTCCGATAAAGATAAAGTAGTTGACGGTTTTCTTGCACATGAAGCGGCAGAAGTAGTTCCAGAGTCAGTTTCAGGTCAAAAAGATGATATAGATGAAGAAGGAAACCCAGAATATCAAGGTATTGATCAAGGAAAGTTAGTTCCTTTGTTGGTTGCAGCTGTGCAGGAATTATCTAAAAAAGTAACAGCCCAAGAAAAAATAATTAAAACACTACAAAAAAAAGTAAATTAATTTTAATGCCCCTGCCATTTTTGATAAGGGATCGTGCTTAAAATAAAACTTTTTGACTAGATAAATAATATATCTTAATAATAAGTTAAAAATGTCTAGTTAAATATATCTATTGCTATAAAAAAATAATTATAATACTAATAGAAAGTATTTAATTTTTAAGAATTAATTCTTTATATCGAGGTTAGATAATGTTTAACTACTTAAAGAAAAATGTTTCACTCGGAGAGAAATTAAGAAAGGCACGAGAGAAAAAAGGGTACACACAAGAAAGGCTTGCGCGTGATCTTGACGTGTCAACACAAACAATTTATAAAATAGAGAAAAATAAAAATAACCCTTCTTTTAAATTAGTTAAAGAGATCGCAAAATTGCTTAAAATATCTCTTGATAGTCTTTGATTAGCTATTTGATGACTCTAATATAAAACCAAACAGCAGTTATAAAAATATTCCATATTAACCAGATATTTAATTTATCTCTTTCGCAAGTTGCATAGCCTATAATTACAGAAATCAGACAAGCTATATACCACGTCATCTGTAAGCGTACTCCACCGCATAGCCTTTATTAACCATATCTTCGTTTATTAAAGTTCCCTTATAGCTAACATTAGCTAAATACCGCCCAAATTTACCTTTCTCATCTTTGATCGTCTCAACAAACACTATTTGACCTTGTAACTTCTCAATTAAATAAGCCTTGGCTTCTATCCCTAACTTCTTTTCTTCTTCTGTAGTACCCTTTCTCAACGTTGGCTCATATGCGTCAATCCCATACAACCTAACCCTTTCTGTGAATTTAATACTAAACCCTAAATCAAACTCTATATCCATTGTGTCACCATCTACTATATTCGTGACAACCCCCTCATACGTAAATAAGTTTTTCATTTGTTGCTCCTTTTTTTTGTTTTTGTGCGTAAGTTTAACCAGATTATTATACATCTTTTTATTCTCACTGGCTAATCTTAAACTCACCGTCTCTTCCAAATACTCTATTATGTAAAATCGCAATTTCGTCACGTACTCTACGAGAATGTATATTACTTTCATCACGAACCTCATAATACATTGCAACTTTTTCCAATACCGCAATAGCGTCAATGTCATCTCTAACCTCCTCTTTTTCCTCGGATTTCATACCTAAATTATACCATTAATAAAAAATATGTTATAATTAACTAGTAAAAACCATCTAAAAAAAAATAACTAATCAAATGAAAGAAATGAGCAAAGAAAAACAAATTAGCTACAAGCTAGACCTGATTTTAAGTAAAATCGAAAATATTGAAAGATCACTTCAAGAAATCTCTATAGATAATGAGTTTTCCATTAACCAAATGTTTGAAATCTTAGACTCCCACGCACAACAAGTGAGCAATCCCTCAATCGTTTATATTAGCGAATCTGGCAACCACTCCACTTCATCTATATCTCATATACCAGAATAGCCACGGTAGGAGCAACCCAAACCGCAGCATATCTCTTATACTATCTCAATGGGTCTTATTAATGCAAGGCGGGGGATGAAGGCTGGGGTAGTATAATAGAAGTAGAAATAAATATGGGGCGGGGGGAGAGTACCCCCCCTTTTGTTTTATTTGAGTTGGCGCGGCGACAACTACTTCCTGTCTAACTGCCGTGACTTCTCTTGATATATAGCAATTCTACCTACCCCTACGGTATTTTTAATCGCTTTTCTACCAATATGTATTAATTTATAAAAAAAAATATCGCTAAAAAAAAGGTAATATCGTGTGCATTAAATCGTTTTTTAGTAGTTAATAGATAAATAAATGTGAAAACTGATTAAATGTAGTGAAAATTGATTATATTAATGGTTCGCCGCTACTATTAACATCGATTACGTTATTTTGAGCGTTAGCATATATCGTGTGTTCAGGCATATCTTGTATAGCCTGTGGTGTAACTCTCTCGCTTTGCCGCTCTACAAGAGCAGCTATGTTGTTCAATGTGCCAAGTAATCCTGATATATCACGTGATGAGAGAGTCTTCTCTTGCGATTGGTGAGCCTTTAGCTCATCTTCTATGACTTGTGTGCCTATATCTATTAATTCATTAACCTTCATGCGTTTCATAGTGACCTCAACCGGCCTCAATGCCTCGTAATGCTGCATTTTCTGCTTAAGATTCTTCAAAGCTGGCACTTTAGCCTCTAAGTATTGATCTAAGACTTGTACGCTTCCTGATTTTATAGCTTGTAGTTCGCCTTTGCTTAATACTTTATTTCGGAGAAGATCATTATCTTTTAATTCTTCTAATTTATTTATTGTAAGTTCTCTCACATGTTTGGACACTGTAGATTTAGCGAGGTTTAATTTTTCGCATATTTGCTTATTGGTATAATTTTGTGATAACAGAGTCCTTATCTTTCTTTTGGTGGCATCGTCTTTACCTCGAATTTTGTTTTTGTCTCCCATACTTAAATTATAGCATATTAGAATATTCATTACACGATATTTCTTACTTAAAAGCACTTCTTTCGTTAATTCAAGCGTATTTAATGACACAAGGTGTTGACATATATAATTATAGATGATAATGTCTAGCTTAATTAGACTAGTTTGAGGAGGTGATTATTAATGAATAAATCAGAAATGATAGACGAGATAGATAAAGATAACATGAAAAAGCGTAGGTATGCGATAGCCAAATTGATAAAGGATGTTGATATAGATGGTTATGATTGGTCTGAATCACAAAAAATAGCATTTTACACTTATTTATGGAGGAGATTTAGAGCGCATCATCAATAATATCTTAAGCTGACAATATAAAGGAGCAACAAAAATGAGACAAGAAATAATAATAGACTTAGCCATTAATGAAAATAATATATATACCCACGCCAAGCCACGGCATAACATTGAGTGGGCTGATAACCTTAGAATGTTATCTGAGTGGGGTAGATTGGTTGATTCAAGTAAACGGATTGAGGAGTAGAAAATGGAAAATAAAAAAATATATGTAGCTTTAATTCATTATCATAATAATCATTATCAGGCTATGGGGTCAACTAAGGATGACGCAATTGCCAAATTAAAAAACAATAACTTAAATAATGGAGTGTTCGAGAAGTGGACATCAGATCATAATTATAGTTTGTTGAGGCTTGACGAAAAATGGAGTGGATTTTCTCGACATGTGTCGGGACACGTCAACAATCATGGAGTGCTATGCACAACTGAATGTCTAAGTCACATTTGGAACCCAGGAGAAACCAAAAAAGAAATAGACAGCAAAGGAAATTACTTTGTTGTCTATGAGTTTGACTATAATAAAGAGATAAAAAGTTTGAAAAATGAAGCATTACTCTTTATTTCTTTTTTTGACCGAGTATTAAATAATATTAATAATGACTGCAAAGTTATAGATGAATACCAAATTAAAAATAGCGGTTATTACATTCTACAGAATATACAAAAAATTAAGAAAGATATTATTGATCATCAATTGAAATATGAAGAAATAATTAATGGTAATTATAGAAGTAAATACCCATATTCAATAATGGAAATTAGAGAAAAAATTGAAATATATGCGTATGCGGTTGGGTATGACCACAGAATGGGAAGGTATCCCGAATTTACTCCTATATATGAACTAGAAACATATAAATTCCATTGGAGCGATAAAGATCACAAATATTACTTCGGGAACCCTAATAGTAATTTTTTAGTTGATATTAACGATCATAATGCACATTTAGCTATTGCTTATAGTTTTATGGGTAAAAATATAAAACAAATAAAGGAGTAAATAAAATGAAAATAACAATTAAAAAAAATGTTGAGAATAATGTAGAAGAATTACGATCTATGAGTTTATCTGATTTGTATTCTTGGGCAAAGGAAAATAATTATGACAATAGATCAGCTTTTCCCCGATTCAAAAAAGCCTTAAACGAAAATGGTATCAATTACGATGCCATGAAGCGTGAAAAAGATTTAAAAAAAGAAAACGAATTAAAATCAAAGTGTAATTACAAAACTACTTTCATTATTGACGGCGCAGCTAAACATGATAGGTATGCAATCTGTGATGAAGATGGTAATCCTGTTTGGCACGGAAGATTTTTCGAGAATGATTACGATTACAATGGCGAGCAGTCTACAAGTGAGTTTGCGACAGCAAAAAAAGCGATCTGGTTAGCCTCAAAAATAAAAGATGCTATTAATGAGCCTTCAATCGAACTGGAATTAAGAACAGATGCCGAATGGTTGTGTTGGGCGAACTCAGATGATGGCAGAGGTGGAAAAGCTAAACAATTAAAAGTACAGGCAAATAAACTGAATGTAATTTTAGACGTTGTGCATATTGAGGGAGCAAGTAACCCAGCTGATCATTATTCAAGAACACAGGGTTTCAAGAAATGGCAAGACAATGATCTTGTAGCTTTGGCAAAATTAAAATAAAGGAGTAAAAAAATGAATAAAGAATTTTTAAATAACAAATTGTCATATAAGGTAGTTGGGAATGATGAGCTTAAAAGATGGGAAAAGGGCCAGATATGGTATTTGGTTGATAAACATTTAGACTCTACAGATGAGTACATTGATCACGATGAAACCCTCCCGATCAAACAAAGAAAAAAGAAGAATTATAATTATGAGTACCATCTAATGACCATTGAGTCTTGTGAGTGGCTTGTTTTAGATCAAGATAACTTTGACTCATTTAAATTATATGCAGATTTTTATATTGATGGGGAGGAGTAACAAAAATGGATTTCAATGATTTTATGGACTTGGAAGATCGGAAAGCTAAAGTAAATGATTATGTTGATTCATTTGTTGCTATGTGCCCCGATGCAAAAGAGAAGTTAAGAGAAGAAAAACTTGAGGAATTAAAAGAAGATTTTATGGAGAAAATAAATGAAAAAATTTAAACCCTATGATGGGATGATTGTGTATGACCGACAAGGTAATGAGTGTGTAGTTAAGTTTCGTATTAAAACTAAAAATGACCCTGATTTTTGGCCTCCTACTCATTGGCGAGTAGAAGGCGGTGAGCTTGGTGAAGGATTTAATTTAGATTATGCATTAGAGGAAGGAATAATTAGCTTTATGAAAAATTGGACTAATTTATTTGTTGTTAAATTTCTTGTTAAGCACAAAATTGAAACAGTTAAAAAAAACACTGCTGTAAAAATAAAGTTCAAAATCCGTCAATTAAAGTTTGATATTAGAGTGTATCTTCAATCACGAGGCAAATTAAAAGTTAAAATACAAGAATGGTATATCAGCAATCACTTATCGCCATCATACATCGATAAAGACACTCCAGGTTATCTTGATTGTTTTTCTGGTGGCTGCGCAATAGTAATAATGAATCTTAGACCTAAATACCTTTCTTGTCCGTACCCAGGTCAATATGTACATAAAATTCCTTGCGACAAGATAATTGTAATTAGTTGAATAAGGAGAAATAAATGCTGAAAATAATTAAAGATATAATTACTGACCATTACAACTATCTGCTATTTAAATTGATATTATTTTTAATCAGAAAATCACGTCTATCTGAGACAATGGATTTTTTAAGATGCGTTGAAAGCCTTATTATTACAAAATATTCAAATAAACTAGAAATTGCATTAAAAAACACAAAAAGGAGAAATAAGTGAGTAAAGAATTTAATGAGTACATTAAAACTAGATTAGATGATCAGATTAATTGGCATGACAAAAAGAGCCAAAGTAATCAAAAGTACTATAAACGTCTTAAGATAATTGAGATATCTCTAGCTGTATCTCTTCCCTTATTTATTGCCTACATAGATGTATCTACTACCGTAAAAATAATTGTAAGTGTGATGAGTGTAATAATTGCACTGGTAGTAGTAATTACTGGCATCTATCGATTTAAAGAAAAATGGATTGAATACAGAACAACAGCGAAAATGTTAAAGCACGAAAAATATTTATATCTTGCTCAAGCAGTGCCATATAATAATAAAGACGCTCTTTCTCTCCTAGTTCAAAGAGTTGAATATTTAATTTTTAAGGCTATAGATATAAAAGTGGAGGGTGAGAAATGAGTAAAGAATTAAGTGTAAGTCAATTAAAACTATTATTTGACGATATAAAGAAAGCGAGGGTTTGGCCCATATTTTATACGATGAGGATGAATGACTGTTATCGGATAATGGACGAGCTGCGATCAAAAAAAATTAACGTTAATGCTGATGCCATGGAGCAAGAAATCATCTTATATTTCGAGTCAAATAAGTACCATAGTAGTGGCATTTTTGACGATGGTTATGATTACGTTGACTATGTAAATGACCCTAAGTATATGCTATAATTAACGCCCTAAGTGATTGGATCAACAATCACCTAGAGCTAAACAAATTAACCTGGTTAGGAGGCTAGAATGTCTAAAACAAATAATAATGATATTTCCCGTATAAGACAATTAAATAATAAATTTCGAGCAACGTTTAAAGGTAGTGACGTTATTGAAACGTCTAGTATAAGAAAGTTAAATTCAAAAGATCACGCTCAAGTGATTAGTATAGTTAAAAACTATAATAACTTTTCGGATAAAGCTAATGACGATTATTCGTTTGGAGTTTTCTTTTATAAAGATGAGAAGTTTATGTTCAAAATAGATTACTACGACAAAAGTAAACTTAAATTCAGCAAAAACCCAGCAGATGACAAAGTAACGCGCAGAGTAATAACGATCATGAAAGCGAGGTCATTGTAATGAAATGCGAAGTTTGTAATATTTATTTTAATATGCATAATGAAGATAATGTTGGTTTTTTGGGTATCCGCAGTTTATTAGATTGCGAAAAGCCTCAAACAGATTTAAATTTAGATAATTATTTCTGTTTAGACTGTGCAAATAAAACGTTTAAGGAGCTAGAGGAATGAAAAGAAGAGAAATTAAATTTAGAGCGTGGGATACAATAAATAAAAAAATGATTTATGGGCCAACAGCTGATAATCCATCTAGCTCTTGGATATTAGCCCTCCCAGATGATAGGTTTGTGAAGATGCAATACACAGGACTAAACGACAGTTACGGACATGGAAAAGAGATTTATGAAGGTGACATCGTTACAGGGAAATACTTAAATTTGAATGTGGAATGGGGCTTTAAATCAATTGTTTGTTTTGACACAATCGAGGACACAGACGGTTATGCAAATGGTGTTATTTTGGGATGGGTAACAACTAATGGATCATCATTACAAGATTTAGTTAATGGAGGGGGCAAAATTGTTGGAAACAAATACGAAAACCCTGATTTATTGGAGGAGAAACAATGATTAAAAAAGAAGTTAAAAGATTTGTTGAGCTTATGAAATCTAACCCTGATGATTTTAGGGTTAGGAAAATTGCTGGATCGGCGCATGATATTTTTTTTCCTAAAATAAGCCCTTTTTATAATATAGAGTCAGGAACAAAAGAATGGCATTTAAATTTTTGGAACACAAATTGGTTCATTGAGTTAAATTTTTATGAGAGAACAACCACTAGTCCTGAAATAAGCCATCGTTTACAATATAATTTAAATATTATAGAAAGGTTTTTTTTAAAACGTAATTTAAAAATTCATTTAAATGTAGAACTTAATCGTTCTTTATTATTTCATCCATATAAGTCAAAGTTATCAGCATTGAAAAGTAAATTTTTTTTGTTACTTAAAAATATTTTTAACATAAAAAAAAATGCATGGATAATATCTATAGTTTTACAATTACTTACAATCGGCTTAGTTTTGTATATGGGGGTTAAATCATGACTAAACGAAGAGAAATATTCGGTTATGCAAGAGTATCTACCAACCAGCAGAGTTTAGATATTCAAATTGCGGCGCTGGTAAACAAAGGTTGTCTTGAGGGAGATGATCCACAGCGCATTTTCACTGATATGGAATCTGGTAAAAGCATGGAAAACAGAGACGGATTAAATAAACTTTTAGCAAGAGTCGAACGAGGTGACATCATTTATATTAAGAAACTAGACCGCTTAGGTAGGAATACTTTAGAGATGCTAGAAGTGATTGAAGAACTTAACAGCAGAGGCGTTTCAGTTAATTTTATTGACGATCACTTAAGCACCGAAGGTGAAATGGGAAGAATGGTCATTACAATTCTAGCAGCGGTAGCGGAAGCGGAAAGGTGTCGGATAATGGAGAGAACCAATGAAGGACGGCGCGCAGCTATTGCCAGAGGAGTAAAAATGGGCAGAAAAGTTCTTGCTACTCAAGCCAAAATTGACGAGATTATGAAGCTCACCAACGAAAAAGACCAGTACGGCAAACCTGTCCATCCAGTCAAAGAAATATGCAAGAAAGTTAATTTATCTTTCTCGACAGTTATGAAGATTCGGCAGTCCCAAAAAAAGAAGGCTAAAACAGCAACTGATTAGGATTCATTTTAAAGTTTCGTTAGCAACTAAAATAGGGGACATTTAAAACGTTACTAACGAAACTATTAATGATGACATTTTATTATACCACAAAACGATTAAAAACAGTACAAACAATCAACCCCTTTCAAACCATAGCTTTCTTAGCTAAATCCATTCTAAGCATCTTATTTAAGCCATCTGCAACTTTTTTTAACTAATGGTATAAACTTATATTAATAATCACGCATATTGCCAATCTCGTTTAAATTTAGACCCTCTGAGATGATGCTACATCCATATCAGATGACTATCTTTGCTTATCATGATTTAAATCCTGTCTCTTTTTAGTTGATTTGTTATTAATTTCTTAAAAAACCCCCTTAGAATCCCCTTTTTTCTTTTTTTAATTTTTCTTTTTCTTTCTTTTGTACTATATATAACTAGTATACTATATATATAGTTTCTTTTTGGTTACTTTTTCTTTTTGTGTACTTTTCTTTCTTTTTCTTTTTTTTGTTTTCTTTTTATTGAGGGGTCTACGCAGGGATTGTCTGTGGTGACGGTACGAAATAGTGCAGAATAGTGCATATTAGTGCAGTTTGATGCAGAATAGCGCAGGTTTTTGAGAAAAATAGTGCAGTTTAGTGCATATTAGTGCAGTTTAGTGCAGGTCAGCTAGAAACCTGCTTTTTCGAGGTCGTCTTTACGTGTGTACAGGATGTCGGTATAGAATTTCAACTTAGCGATGGCAAACGATGGTTTCTGCTTAATGTAACCTGCTTCATAATTGTCGATCTGATCAAACATCATTTGCAGATTATAAACATCTTCATTTAAATAAACTTTTTTAAATAAATCTATTAATTTTTGCATATTTCTAAATGATGTTTTCTTGTCTAATTTTATTAGTATTTTTCCAAACAGTTCTTTGTTAAATGAATTTCTTGACAGTTTAAAGGAATTAGAAATTATATCAGATGACAAATTTAAAGGATTTAAAAAAGATGATTTTTTAATTTTAAAAATCTTTAATTGCTGATCAAGCAAATTATGAAACTCTATTTTGCAATTTTCTTTTTCTTGTATTGATAAACTTTTTACTTCTTTAAAAATTTTCACATAACCCCCCTAAAAAAACAAATCGCCTTGCATGAAAAATAAAAAGTGCTAATATGTATAGTTGACACTATTATTCAGACCTCCTTAACAGGTTTGATATAAAGCGCCTTCGATGTTGGTAGCATTTAAGGCGCTTATTTTTTTATAAAACTCACTTCTTAATAATAACATTTTTTTTATCAAAAACAAAAAGAAAAAATAACTTTCGGTATTTTTTGACCAGTTTTTATTGGCTAAAACTTTAATTTTAGATCTTTTTTATTTTAGCTAGGCAAGAAAAATTTAAAAATAATTAAATTCTGCAAAATTTGAGGCTAAAACTTGGTCAAAAAATACCAGTAAACAGCGCTACTATTAGTGCATGGAAAAAACTCTACTAACAAAAAAGGAATTGGGCCAAAAATTAGGATTAGGCCGTTATGCTGTTAACAATCTAATTGAAACAAAATTGTGTGATGCTGTTGTTAATGTTGGCCAAAGACAACTTTACAATTTTAAAACTGTCAATCAGCTACTATCTAATAAAAAAGCTAAAACAAAATCAGTTATTGGTCAACAGATTTTAGCTGAATTTAATAAAATAGCCAGCTCAAAATATAAAAACATTAAATCTATTAACCTTATCGAGAACCTTCTCGAAATAGGGTACATAAAAGAGGATATCTTATTAGTTGCAGAGCATAAGGTGTATGAGTCTGACCAATTTAACGGATTTCCTTGTTCTAAAAACCCAGTTGGTTTTCCTAAAAAACACATTTCGCCCAGAACATTATATAACCCTGAAAAGTTTGAGTCATATTTGAAAAGTGCAAGAGGGGCTTTGAATGAGTAAATTTAAATCCTTTATTGATAATCAATGCCCTTTCGTTGAGGCCTTGTCTGAAATTGGCGATTTTCTTCATGCCCCAAAATTGAACGACACCATCAAAAATTATGCGCGCAAATTAAAAGAACAAGGATTTACTGTAGACGAAGTCCAAAAGGCAGTTCAGCGCATTATTAACTCTTTTGATAGGTTTCCTTCTTATCCTGAACTTAAACGTATCGTGACAAGCTGCAAAGAGCCTGTTAAACAGGAAGAAGAAGAAATTATACCTCGTTGCGAAAAATCACACGCTAGATTTATATTCTGTCAAGATTGTATGGCTGTAATGGATTTACATTGCGGGGAAGTATGTGACTATCTAACCCTGCATAAAATAGAAGTCCCTGAAAATTATTTAGAAATTGTAAAAACAACGCCTAAATTAGATATGGTTAAGTTAATTTTAGGTGAGGGTATTTACAAAATCCGCAAAATTAAGCGTACAGAGTTTAATAACGTTCTTAGCAAAACATCCAAAAAATCGGATAAAAAAGAGGTCGAAAATGAAAAAGCATAACATCGAAACACTTGAAATGCTCAAAGCTCTTAAACGGGAAGCAGAACAAATATTTGAACCAGAAAAAAGAGCTTCAACCTTTACAGACCATTTACTTTTGTCATCGGCTGAATACGCCGCAGTAGAACTTAATTTATCGGGCAATAAAAAGATCCCAAAATGGATAAAGGAGATGAAAAAAAAATACAAAAAAAGACTTTATAATCGATTTTAAAAACAAGGAGAAATAAAATGGAAAACCAAAAATTCAAAAAAATATTAAGTGAGAAGGAATTTCATGCGATTGTTGAGTATATGAAATCACAGCCTGTTGCATGGAAAATCTTAGAGCCAATTGCAAATTCTTTACTTCAATTGCCAGATTTAGAAGAAAGTAAAAAGAAAGAGGCTAAATAATGCTTGTCGAAAAAACACATTGGAAATCGAACCCAAATAAGAAATACTTGGGTCACTGGGATCTACCTAATGGTGAGGATGTTATTTTGACGATTGAATCTGCCAAAATAGAAACTATTTTAAACCCAAAAGAAAAAACAAGCGAGAAAAAAACAGTAATTCGGTTTAAAGAAAATCACAAATGGATAAAGCCTTGGATTTGCAATATAACAAATTTAGCAGTGATAGCGGAAACCACGGAGCAAAAATATTTAGAAGATTGGACTGGCTTTAGGGTTAAGTTGTCTGTTAAAAGTGTGCGTACTAAAACTGGCATGGAAGACGCAATTCGAGTTAAAAATGTACCTCAGTCTGAATTACAAGACAAAGTGATTTCTGCCGCCGAAGTTAAGGTTTTAAATAAAAAATTAACAGAAGCTAAAAAAGACAAGGATACAGTTTGTAAAGCGTTAGGCGTATCTAGCATAGATCAAATCCCATCACACAAATACGAGTCAGTTATCAATCGTTTAACCGAGATTATAAATGGAAATAATTGATTGTACTCAAGGTTCATTAGAATGGTTTGCTTGTCGGGCAGGAATACCGACTGCAAGCCAATTCAATAAAATTGTGACGACTACAGGTGAAATAAGCAAATCGATGAGGGAATTAGCTTTGCATTTAGCCTCGCAGGTAATTGTCACAGAGCTTGAAGAACCATTTACAAGTTTAGCTATGGAACGTGGGATTGAGTTAGAACATGAAGCAGTTGAAAAATACCAAGTACAAACGCTTAATCCAGTTGAGAAAGTGGGTTTTATGGTTGGTAATAATTACGGCTATAGTCCTGACGGTCTCATTGGAGACGACGGGTTACTGGAAGTCAAGTGTCCTTTGCAGAAAAACCATGCTAAATACCTGGCCACCAAAAAAGTACCGTCTGATTACAAAGCCCAGGTGCAGGGTGGGTTATTTGTAAGCGATCGGGACTGGTGCGATTTTGTTAGCTATAACCCTACTTTTGTTCCTGAATACCAACTTTTAATTGTTCGCTATCACAGAGATGAACAATACATAAGGGCATTGAGTAAAGGAATTAAAAAATGCATTGAAGTGCGAGATCAATTTTTAGAAAAAATAAAAAACAAGGAGAAATAAAATGATAAATTTAGATTTAAATAATATTGAAACAAAAGAAATAAAAACAATTGAAGAAGGTGTAGACATACCAGTAACAATTTCTTATGTGGATACAGGGACTCAAAATTTAAAGGGGTCTGTAGTTGAATGCTTAGTAGTTACACTAAAAGATAAAAATGAAGCTAAGTTGTATTATCGGATTCCTTTAACCGATAAATTCGCGTGGAAAATCAGAGATTTATTCATTGCGGCGGGCTTATCAAAAATGGAAAACGGCAAAGAAGTTGTTTCAACACAGGAAGAATATGAGTTAGTAGGAAAGGAAATTTTAATTGACACAGAAAAAAATGGACAATACACAAACGTTAAAGAAACAAAAAAAATAGAGTCGAACAATAAAAAAAAGGTTAAAACAGAAACCGAGGCCGCTATAGATTCACAGCTACCAAAAGGAAAAAAATTAAAAACTGTAAGCACACCACCTGAGTTTGGCGATCAATTAAAAGAAAACTTGGACTTCTGATGACACAGAAAATTTTTATGTTCACTGTACGTAAATACCGAATAAGACATGAGGTTGCTAAGAAAAAGATATTAGATAATAAAATTTACCTTGCGCCAAAGGAATCTTTTAGAAAGAAAGTTATTGATGATGTTGAATTACATGCATCTCAGATCGGAAAAAAAGTACAATTGAACAATGTGGGCGTTGCTGATGAAGGTATAGTTGAAGATATTTGTGTCGATTTTGATATTGCTTTTCCCGAAAAATTTAGTGTTTCATTAACTGTGAATTTTAGCGGAAAGATTTTATATATTTCATTGGATAAAAAAACTAAGATTTCAAAAGAAAAAATTATATTGTAAAAGGAGAAAAAATTGAATAAAAAATTAAGTGATACAGAATTAGAAATAGCCGCAAAGAAAATGATTTTGTTGAGGTGGGATAATTATGGCGACCCTATTAATATGCTTTGCAAAATCGCTAATAAATGGACTGACATTTTACCAATTGACCTTAATTATAGTTTTACAGCGGCTGATGTGGCGAAAATGATGGCTTTATTAAAGCAATGTCGCTTAAGTTTTAAGCCGTCAACAGACAGCCAAATCGACAAACGTTCATACGAAATTTTAGAGTTGATCTGTATGGATAAGTACAAAGATGATGCATTTATTGAGCAACTCCGAAAAAGGCTAGACTCATGATTACCGTATGTGGAATAGACCCAGGGGCTGAGGGTGGAATCGCAATCAAGTACGCAAAAGATGATGTTGTTGTTTTAAATATGAAAAATAAGACAGAAGTTGATGTCTGGGAATGGTTTCTAAACCAAAAAACACCTGATGTTATTTACCTTGAAAAAGTCAATGCAATGCCTAAACAAGGGGTAAGCTCGGTTTGGAAATTTGCGCAGAACTATGGAATGTTACGGGGTTTTATCATTGCAAGAGGAATAAGTTTAATTGACGTTACACCTAATAAATGGCAGAGCGCGATTCCTGGCGTGAAACTTACTGAGAAGCAAAAAAAAGATATTGCAAAAGAAGTAGAAAAGGCACCAAAAGAAAAACAAGCAGCAAAAAAGAAATCAATGGAGTATACCCAAAAGAAAAATAACGCAAAAGCGTGTGCGCAACTTTTATTTCCTCAAATAGAAAAAATCACACATGCGATTAGTGACGCGCTATTAATTGCCGAATTTGGTTACAGGGAGCAACAAAATGCAAATTAAGAATGTTGATATAAAATTAAAGGAAAATTATGTCAATGAAAATGGACATAAATGCAAGCAAGAAATTATTTTTACACATAATGAGAATGAATTTTTAAAGATTAAAATTGGAGGGTTTATAATGAATGAGGAAACTGTAAGAACAGATTATTTTTTTCATAAAAGATTTTTTGACAACCTTAAAAAATTTCTTCAAGATTCAAGCTCATTCTCCTCATAATAAGCAATCAATGCCGCTTTACGATGGATAAATGTATTTTCCTCAGGGCTTAATTTCGCAAGTATTTCGTCTTTTTTTTGTGGATTAAGCCCATCACACCAAACTCTAAAATTTTCTTCTCTCTGTCGATCTTGGATAGCTCTCAATCGATCCTGTTCTTGGTAATGTGCCATCATTTCTTCCGCTTCTTTTTGTTTTTTAAGAATTTGGACTTTTTCGGGGTCGTGAAATGATCCGCCATCTAGGCTTGTTGACATGAAGTAACTTTTTTTATTTTTAATTTCTCTTCTAAATTTTTCATCATTTTCCAAACGATATGCAAATCCATGAATTGATTGTTGAAATTCTGCTGATGTTAATTTTCCAGCCTTGTAAATATTTTTCAAATCGTTCATTCCAAAATAAATTTTTTCATTTAGTTTGCAAAAATCGATTGATTGCCAATCGGATGGAAGTTCTGTTGTTGTTGTTATTTCATTATTGTAGTTATAACTACTACTACAAGGGGCTTTGTCTACAGTATCGTCTACAGTATCGTCTACAGTTTGTCTACCATTTGTCGCTAGTTTGTCTCTTAAAATTGTCATTTCCTTATAAGTATTTTTGTCAATTTCATATATTGTCCATCCGTATCTTCCAGCTTTGTATTTATATTTACTAATTATTCCTTTATCGCGAAGTCTTAAAATGCTTTTTTTTACTGAGCGTATGGGTGTTTTTGCAGTTTCAACCAATTCTTTTATTGATATTTTTTCACTTAAAAAACTCTGTGTTTTAATGCAGGAAAAATATATATATATTGTTATGGCTCGTTGAATCCCTTGCAAATCATTAAATGGAAATTTTTCGATATGTTTGTCTACAGTATCGTCTACAGTATCGTCTACAGTTTGTCGCCAGTTTGTCGCCAGTTTGTCTACAGTTTGTCTACCATTTGTCGCCAGTTTGTCTACAGTATCGTCTACAGTTTGTCTACAGTTTGTCGTTAGTTTGTCTACAGTTTGTCTACCATTTGTCGCCAGTTTGTCTACAGTTTGTCTACCATTTGTATCAGATTTACTTTCACTTTCCTTTTGATTTTTTTCCCGATATTCTTCAAATTTATCGTATTTTTTAGGGTCGTGAACTTCTTGGAAAATGGCGTTTAAGGCAAGGTATGTGCTATTGTCTTTAGCCATTTACATCCCCATTTCATTTCGTAGTATGCTTTCTCTAATTTCTTTTTGTTTTTTCAACTTTTCTTCTTTGTGTTCTTTTTGGATCTCTTCCTGTCTAAGTTGAAATTGAAGTCGTAACAATTTTTCTTTTTTTTCTTCGCTGTACCAAACATCAGTTTCAGCATTAAGACTATCTAAACTAGTTACTTTAGCTAAAAATTCTTCAGCTAAAGCCTTAAAATCTTCACGCCCACAATGGTGGGTTCTCGAACCCTTCATTTCAGATTGAACTTTACGTTGCGATAGGGCATTAGGAATTAACGTAGTCCTTCTGATTTTAGTCTCAAAAACAAGCCCAGGTCGATTTTCATAAAGACTTTTAACATAAAATTTACTCATTTTATTGTTATAAACAAATTGGTTTATCAAATAACCTAAATTTTTAACTTGAGAATCATATTTTTCTTTGACGTATTGAATATAATTTTCAACTTTCATTAGTCCTTTTAAAGAAAAATTACACTCAGATAAAACGGGTATTATATAATAATCAGAAGCTATCAAAGCACACGTAACAAATGGATAGATACCTGGATGTGTATCCATTATTACATAATCAAACTCCTTTTTAATTTTTTTACTTTTATGAATAATATTTTTAAGGCAGTCCCACGGTTGGTTACTTGCTTGAATGTCGTACTCAATTAAAGGAATGTTATCTGATCCCTGTACAATTGAAATATTTTTATACCTTGTTGGTAAGATCGCAGAATCAATTAAACTATAATCCCTAAAAACTTTCTCAATATTAAAATCATCTAACTTGTCAACAAAAAACTCAGTTAAATTTAACTGGTGGTCAAGATCAAACAATAACACCGAATAATCTAGCTTGCTTAATTGATGCGCCAAATGTATGGATGTGCTGGTTTTGCATACCCCTCCTTTATGATTTAAAAAACTTATAACTTTCATAAAAAACTCCTTTAATATAAACTTAAAGCAAAAGTTACATCTTTTGAACTACAAAGTCAACACTTTTTTCAAATTAAAGAAATTTATTTATGCAAAAAATATTGCTAAAATCTTAGCTAAATTTTCATGATCTATAAAAATTATTTTGGTATATATTAAAAGAAAAACGGCTGCTATACCGCCAAAACTCCACTGAAAAACTCTAAATTTCTGATGCACGTATTTAAATTGCTTATCAACCACATCCAATCTTTCATTTATTTTTGAATGAATTATCTTATCATTTTCTTCAACGCACACAGTTCTGACGGTTAGCTGCTCAATACGTTCATCTAACGCGTCTATCTTCTGATGCGTTGAATCAGCTTTTTTATTAAGTTTATCGACATTTTTAAATTGGCGAATAATGTTTAATTTATCGTATTCCTTCCATCTTTTCATTGACTCATTGCTTTGGGGGACAATAACTCGATCCTGAGTCACTTTAATTTGTTCAATTTCTCTGGCTAAGTCGCTTAATATCTTATATATTTCAGCCTCACTTGGCATGAATCAGGCCCCAAAGAAACGCCTCACATTTCGCTGCAATGATTTTTGGGGATAAATTTGTTTTCAACTTGCTGTTTTGCAGCCCTAAATAAAGCTCAAAATAAGCATAATCAACATATTCTGAACAAAAATATTTTTTTTCATTTTCTATTTTAACCCCGAAAAAACCTAACAACACGCCAAGGAAATCATATTTATACTTTTCTGCAACTGATTTTTTAAGAAACGAAATTGTTTTTTTTCCGTTTTCTGAGTGTGGGTCAAAAGGTAAATTAAAAGTATAAGCAAGATTTTTTATATGCCTATTTGTTTTGATTGCCCCACGTGTTTTTGTTTCATAAATTCCTGGGCAATCAGTCCCTAAACTTTCAGGAAGCTCTATCGAAACATGATTAACCTTTGAATTTGTTGCAACTCTAATCAGCCAAGCAAAAATCATATACCACGGACTTTTATAGAAATGTATTTTTATTTGATTTCCAGCCATGTTTTATTTTCCCATTCGTTTCATTTTAATAAACGCTCTAAATAATCCCATTAGTCCAAATGTAGATACAAAAATACCGATAAATATAAACTGAAAAAACCAGGGCGTTTCTTCTAATATTCCAAAACCTCGAAAGATGTAAGGCTGTAAGCCAGGGATAAACGCCCCGATAAAAATAAATAATATGGTTAAGGCTAAAACCTCGTCCATTATCGTTTTTTCTTTTTGTTTTAACGCTACCATATCATAACTTGCATCATTCTGGCTTTGAGCTGTTACCATTTGCGATTCAGCCTCAACTTTAGCTAAAGCTAACCGCCCTTTAGCCTCGGCTATTTTATAAGCATTTTCAGCTTGTAACATTTTAAATTCTTCTTTTTTCTCCATAACCCCTGTTACTTTACTTGCTATGTTTCCAATTGCTCCTAATCCTAAGTTAAACATTTTACCTTCTCCTTTTTTTGTTATTTCCAAATTAATTTTTTTATCAATTAATAAAAATTCAATTAATTTAGAATATAATTTTAAATATGTTGGCCTCGAAATTCCTAAGCATAAATCTTCCTCTTTTCGTTCTTTTGCCATTGCTATACAACCTTTAACTTCATATGGCTTATTAGCGGGATGAAATAAAATAAAATCACGGCCATCGATAATTATTTCGATCATTCCTTTAAAACCACCTGTATAATCTGTTTTTTGTCTTTCTTTATTGTACCAACCTCCTTGTTTTCTTAATGCTAATGGATGTTTTCCTTCGGCTATCTTGTAATCGTCATTTTCCAACGTTTCACAAAAATACAGGCCATCAACATATAATTTGCCAAATTGCGCATCAGCAATACATTTATCTCTTATTAATTTAATTTGCATATTTCTCCATCCCTATTTTTATTTTTTGTAATGTTTTTTTATGACTCCCTTTAATAAATGATTGAGCCTCTTTTTTTGATACTTTTTCTTTTTTTAACAACTGTAATATTTCATTATCTTTAACCCCTAAATAACGGGCAGCATCAATATGCTCTTGCATCCACGCATAACTTCTTTTCATTGCATTCATTTTAGAATTAATGTCTTTAAACTCGCCTGCTTTATAAGATTCTCTTTTTTTCTGTTTAAATTGATCTACTTTAAATTGTAATGATTTTGGAATGTCGTAAGTAGACATTCTTACCCCCGTTGTCATTGCTCTAAATTCACCTTTTAAACTGTTGATATTTCCATAATAACCTGGCTTTCCGTCTTGTTTTTTTAATAATCTTCTTGTTGAAGATGAAATTCCAGGCTCATATACTTTTACAATATGACCAATTTTTTTCGTGATTTTAGATAACCTGTCGTCCATTTCGCTATATATGGGACGACCTTGCTTTGTTTTGTTTCTTGAAATATCCATTATTGCCGAAGTCAACATTTCCTCACTTATAAAAGGCCCTAACATTTCAGTAAAAGCACCTACAAAACGATCATCTAAATCTTGATCCCCTCTCATAAAAGCAATAAAAGGTTTAGCTAGAAATGCATGAGGAGCTTGAGTCCCTAAATCTATATACGAAAATCTTTTTTTATCCCTATCAAACCCAGTAATAACTAAAGGACTATTAACTGACCATTCAGGTATAAATTTTCTGATATTATCCTCATCCTCTTTCTTTGTACCGGTAATCATTCGGCTAATTAAAGGGGCTGCATATGCCGACATTGCCACCATTGCCGCAAAACCCCCAAGTCTTTTTATCCCAATATTTTTTGTATTGCTGTTTTTCATTTCTTCTTTCGCTATATTTAAAGTGTGGTAAGACGTTCTAATTACTTCAGCAGGAAAATTTACAAATGTACCAACTAAAGGTGATTTTCCTATGTATTTAACACCTTCACTAACCCTTGAATAAGTAGGATAAGTATTTTTAACAATCTCTGCTGATAATTCCTCTATTTCAAATTTAGACATTTCAGGACGTGCTTTTTGTTGTTGAGCTACCTCATTTTCAAATGCGTATATCTTCCAAACAGTATCCGAGGCTTGATATATTTGACTTAATTTATCTAAACCTTTATATAATTTTTTCTCTGCTTGAGACTTAGGCTTTTTAACCATTTCTATAGCAACTCCAATATCACTGCTTTGATCGATTAATCCTAGTTCTGCTAACCTTAATAAATATTCACGGTTTTTAGGGTCTGTATTATTAAGCAATTTAGTTTTTATTGAAGAAAAAGCGCTTGGCATTTTTTTAAAATTAAAATGACCATTCCCAAGGGCAAATGCTGTATTGGATGTTAGGTTTCGTATTTGTGTAACAGGACTACCAACGGTTTTTGCCCATTTTGCATAGCCCATTCCTTTTAAATATAATCCTAATGCAGAATTATTATTTTCAGGCTTACTTTGCAGAGCTTCGGCAATTTCTTTTGTTGTGTACATGTCATTTAGAGGTGAGTAGGATTCACTTTTAGCAATAGGGGTTACAAACTCAACGCCATCTACAATATCTTTTTTCTTAAATAAAAACTTACCTTCGCCCGCTGCTTTTATTTCAGTTAAAAACTGGTGATTAGCAAGTAAATTACTCATTTTTCCAACTGTATTTGCAAAATTAATATCAGGCTCAGTTATTTCACCCAGTAAATCTAGCATTTCTTGCGGCATAACTTTTCGTTTTTTAAGTATCCCTAAGTTTTTTGAACCTGTTTTTTTATTAGTATAAAAATCACCTAAATGGTCACTATGTTGTTCTAATATTGACGCTACCTCAGCCTCAATTTGAGTATCCGTCATATCTTGATCTTTAAGCTCTGATCTCATCCAAGAGATAGCCTTATTCCACGCTTCGGTTTCTCTTACATTTTTAATCCAATTAGGATCACTATGTATTTTGTAGGCACGGTTAATATAAACGCCCATATTTGTATCAATTGCAGCCTCAAGTTTACCTTGTGCTAACCCCTCATCAATCATTTTTTTTGATAAAGAATCAATTGTTTTTCTCATTTCTTTTAAAGGCTCATAAAATTGACTTAATTCTGAATCATTTTCAAGTTTAGCCATTGCATCTGTACTTTTAAGGGCTTGGTCTAATTTAAGCGTTTGCTCTGGTGTTATAGTTTGTTTAAATTCTTTTTTTACTCGGTTAAAATCAGCTAATTTAAAATTTAACTCTTGTGCATCTTTAGATATACGACCTAACCTTTTTTCGTTTGCTTTAAATATTTCAGACGGGACCCCTTTTTCTTTAGTGAAATATTTTTGTCCAAACGCTTTTAATTTTGTTGGTTTTCCATCTGCTAAATCAAGAATATCTTTCGCTCTGTTTTTAATTGGCTTTTTTTCATTTAAAGTTAATGTCGTGTCTTTTTCTTCTATTATTTTAGCTTCTTCTTTTGCCTCAGACTCAATTTCTTCTTCAATTGCTATTTGTTCTTTTTGAGGGGGTGTTAAATCCTCTTGTTTAATATTATCTAATTTTGTTTTCGCTCCACCAATAGTGCCACCTACAATACCGCCAACTAATGCTGACCTACCCACACCTTCAAATGCTGGGTCTTCTGCTGCGACATTAGATATAATTTGCTGAATTCCTTCCTGAGTCGCTTCTTTTGATGAGCCTTTTAACATATTTGTTATGAATTTGCCTCCTGGCATTTTTCCGAACATCCATTTATCTAAAACCATATTTGCAGGAATATTCGCCCAAAATGCTGCGTTTGCCCGATCCCCTGCTTCTTTTTCGTCCATGCCTTTTTCGATTAAACGATCATATACGCCACCAGACTCAACCCCAGATTCAATAATAGCGGACGTTCCTGTTCCTAGCATTGCCCCAACTTTAGGGGCTAATTTTAATACTTGTGCGCCTTTAGCTACACCTAATCCTGGAATTAAAAACGTAGCAGCTGAACCAAATCCACTAGCCACATCAGTAGCCAAGCTAGGGTTTTCTACTTCCAAAGCATCCAATACAGGAGTAGTTACCTTTTTAATTGCGTCACCCGCAGAAGATGTCATGTTTGCTAATAATTCATTGCCAAATATTTCACCATCATCACCTAATGATTTAAACATTGCCCCTAAACTATCAACTGTTCCTACGGCTCCGCTTACAAATGATTTTTCTAAATCAAATGATGGCTCTTTTGGATTAAAGTCTTTTGGTTTTTCAACGCCTAGTTTTTTTAATAAGGAAAAGTTTTTAGTTGGGGGTTTAGGTTTTTTTTCTTCAATAATACTATCTAAGAAATTAGGTTTTTTACTAGTTGGTTTTTCTTCTTCAATAATACTATCTAAGAAATTGGGCTTTTTACTAGTTGGTTTTTTTTCCTCAATAATACTATCTAAGAAATTCATTAAATTTTACTCCAATTTGAAGGGTCTGTAGGGTCTCCGCCGTTAAATTTGCGATTACCATTTGTTGTTTTTACTATTTGACCTACCTCAAAGTTTCGTTCTTTTGCTGGCTGAATATCATTTTCTGAATTTGTGATAGATTGATTTTTAACTTCAAAGTCTTTGGAATTACTGTTCATTTTGTGATAAAAATCTCTAAATTCTTCCATTTGTGTTCTACTTTTATTTTTTAAACTTTGCATCCAACTTATTTTATTTCCTTTTTCATCTTCAACTTCTTCTTTATTTTTAATAGGATGCCAACTGTCAAATAAATTAACAATGTCTTCTGTATTTTCAGGAATATCTTTTCCAATATTTTTCTCAATAAAATTCCTTTTTAACGATTCAATTTGTAAAGTCCCATCTTCCCCACCGCTAATACTTGCTCTCATTTCCCCGCCGTTTCTTTCAATTTCATCCATAAACAAAGAATAAGCAGGATCATCTGGGTGATAATACTGAGATATATTTTCTTTTGTTAAAACAGTTGTAATATCAAATTCTATTTGCCTATTTCTTTTCTTAAAGTGAATCCCATCTTTTCCGAAAACTGACATTATGTCGGGATAATCAGCTGATAATTCAGAGGAATATGTATCAAGTTCTTCCTGAGATGCATTTCTGTTTTTCATTGACGTAAGTTCGGGAAGTATTTTAAATTTATACAAATTCATCATAAGTTGATTCCGCCTAACCCTTTCTTCTGACTTTTGGGCCAAAGCAATTCTATCTTTTGACGCTTGTGTTCTTTGCCGACTTTCTGTTATTGCAGCTTGCTTTAACTCTCTTTGTTGTCTTACATCCTCTTCATAACCTCCAGTTAATAACCTCCTTAATTCTCGTCCATCCTTATACGCTTCTGCTAATGACATTTTTTCCTCCTTTATTCAGTTGGTTTTAAAACACCTGCTATTGTGGAAACAGGATTTAATACATTTCCAACAGTCGCAGTAACATTATTAATTTGATCTAATAAAGTTTCTTTGTTTTGATAATAATTCTGTTTGGCATTCGCTTTCAATATATTTAAATTGGATGTGGCCATACCCTCGCCTAGGTTTAAATTCGTTAATGCTTGAGCTAATCCAGTCTGAGTATTGGCATACCTTTGATCGTACATTCCTCGTATGTCAACCTGCTGCTCGCCTGATCGTTTTTGAATATTAGCTTTATTCGTATAAGCATTGTCTTGATAAGTTCCTAACTGATTTCCATATGCTCTTTCCGCCTCACTTAATTGAGTCGCGTATCTGTTTTCAGTATTAGATAAATTTTGCCCTTGCGATGCCATTAATTGAGCCTCTAAGTTGCCTTGGTTGCCAATTAATTGAGAACTCATTGTATCGGCCCCATAACCTTGCTGCATCAGAGGACTTAATCGGTCAAAATAATTTTGTGATTCCTCTGCGCTGATTTGGTTATAACCAGGGCTATAATACTCTGCAACTGGCGCACCACCTTGACCGATACCTCGCGAGTTAAGTTGTCTCGCTAACTGACTTTCAAGCTGCTCTTTTCGGTATTGAGCCATTGGAGAATTTGAAGCAAGCGAAGGGTCTTGCAACGCAGCCTCATAACGACTTAACGCTTGCCTTCCAGCCTCAGAATAAGGTTGTAGTTGGTCGACAGCTTCTTGTGTGCGCTGTCCGCTTTTTTGTAAAGCCCCTTGAGTTCCTTCCTGTATATCGGCTCTTGATTGTGCTTTTCCTTGATTAAGTATATTTTTTTGCTGTCGGTAGCTTTCACCTAAAGTTCCACTAACTTTATCTAGCCCAGAAAAAATAGTGTCAATTGCTTGGTTACTGGAAGCTAAAATATCTAAAAAACTTTGTCTTTCGGATGCCGCTAACCTTGTATTAACTTTTCCGTAAGCGTCTTTGGTTAAGTTTTCACTATCCTCAAATTGTTCTTGTATATGCAACAACGAATCATGCAATAATTCTAGTGACTGACGCGTTCCAGCTTCTAGGTTTTTATTCTTACCCATTTTTTACTCCTTTTTTTTAATTAATTTTCTCAAACTTATTTCTTTATCGCCGTAACCCTTCCGTTCTAAATAAGAAGGGAGGCCAGTTTCAGCTTGAGCTGCAATAACAACATAAGAATTTACGTTTGTTTCAGCTGCTCTTTTTTCAATATATTCGATAAGTTTAATCATTACTTTAGCTTGTTTAGTTTTGGGTAAGGTCGGGTCTGGATGTAAAACTTTTTCAACAAAAGAAAGCGTATCTTTTTCGTGATAAGCTGTTCCGATTTGAAATACTCCTAGACCTAAAAGTTTTTTGTTTTCCCAGCATCCGTACGCCACGCTTAGTTGATCGTTTAAATTTGAGTTAAATTCTTTTTGAATCTTTTCGATGTTATATCTCATAGGTACATTAAATTGATTATTCATCTGGCTGATGACCTCACATAACAATCCGCCAACTTTAGTAAAATCATGTTTAGTTATTTCCCTGCAATGCATTTTGATTCTCCCTTAACAGAGTTAGCAACGTTTTATTCCTATCGATCAATTCATTGATTTTATTAAGAAGAGCAGTATCTTTTTGAGCGGTTGTCATGCCATTAAAGGTAGTAGTATCAATTGGCAAAACTGGGTTAACATCAAATATTTCCAATTTCGACCTCCTCATAGATGCCATAAATAACCAAACTAACCGAATCAGGGGCATATAATCTATATTTTCGTGATTTATATCTTCCGCCTCGGCGTAGTAAAACAACATTGTTATCTCGTGTTTGTGTTGAGTTTTTTAAGCTGATTGTTTTTCTATTGGAAAATAGAACTGATCCATCATCAGCATGCTCTAGCTCAATCACTGCCTCTTGGTTTGGGGCACTGTAATATTCTGTACCAGCCGTAATCAAAGCTCGTAAATTTCTACTTCTTTTCCAATTATTAGTCCCGTGATCTCGATTCCCTGTTTCGATAAATGAATTAATAACGTTACCGTCATCTGTCTTATAATTTGTTGAAAACTCATAAATTTTTCCGTTACTGTTACTCATAAAGAAATGCTTATTCCAAGTCGGTGAATAAGCGTAAATTTCGCCAATAAATCGTGAATATTCCGAAGTTCCTGTGTTAAAATATCCGTATTCTGACCAAGCATTAAGTTCTAAATCATATATAAATGTCTTGTTAGCACTTTTAAAAGTGATTTTATAAAAACTCTTACCTTCAAATAACATATACGCACTTGTAGCGTCCGTTGCTGTTGTTATTTTCTGCAATTCTTTTCCGTAGTTTGTGGATAATGTTCTTAAGTTTCCTCCACTTAATAATCTTACCCGTCTATTTTCGTCCAAGAAAATTTGACTGGTCTTTTCCACAATTTGAATTGAGTGAGGTGATATTACGCCTTCTTTAATTTGAGATGCCTGTAGCATAGTAAAAGGCACGGCTGCGCTGGCATCAAGGTACCACGTCTCAAGTGATCTTTTTCCCCAAATATATAATCTGTTATTAACCACGGTTAGCCAATCAATCGAATCAGGATTTGATTCTGCCTTTAACATTTGAGCTAAATTCCAAACAAATGGTGTTTGACCAGAAGAAAGGCCTTCTAGGTTGTAGTACCACTCATTAGAATTGACTTTATTAACGATAAGATAATTATTAAAATTAACAATACAACTTGCATTAAAAGTAATAGAAGAAATTGCTTGTGTGGCAGCCGTTCCATTCGTATAGATAACTTGGCTTCCATTACAAATGAATAAATAGTTAGTTCCACCGTATGATTTTTCAGCAAAACTTACTTGATTATTTGCTAATATCGTTGCCCCAGTTAAGTCAGTTTTAGTATAATCCTGTGCTATTTTGTATGTTCTACCATTCGAGACGGCAATAAAAGCAGCGATAGAATCAAACCAATAAAGCCCATCACCCTTTTGATTTGTGCCAAGATCAAGAACTTCTGATAATCCAGGTCGTTTCTTAAGTGAAACGCCATCATCACTCATTTGAACATAAAAGTCTTGCAACTTAACCAAACCGTTTTTAATCGTCTCATTATCAACGTTTTGGTTGGGAGGTGTAATATATACTTCTTTGGTCTGATATGCCACTTAGAAAGCTCCTTGGATATGAAACGTTTTTTTGTGACCGATATTGTTAGAATTAGCATTTTTAAGCGCTTCATTTTTCTTTTGTGAGATTATTGCTTGTTTCTCAAGTGGAACATCATATTTGTTAGCCAATTCATCAGCTAAAGCCCATTTTAGTGCCAAATAAAAGTTTGGAGGCGAAAGCAAATTAGATGTGTTTGCCGTATAATTAATGTGATTTAAAATGCCAATGTAATTAAAAATATAACCTGATGCACCTGTAATATTGGGTTTGGGATGTACTTTAACCTCAACTGAAAAATCAGTTTTGTAAAACAGCGCATAATAAGTGGGTTTTCCCTCTGATGCTTTATTAGAAAGATCCCTATACTCATTTACTGATAGTTCTGTTAAATCGCTATCGTAGCCATTATAACTAATATACGCAGAATCAAGATCATAATAAGTAGAAGGTAAAATAAAAGATGATACGACACTTGGGAATTGATAAGTCCCTTCGTCACGCCTAAAAATGTGTTTTCCAATATTTGGCAACGAAAACATTAAGTGATTTAAAGTCTGCCTTGCGTCAACAAGTTCTTCTGAGTTAAATGATTCTAAGTCACTTTTTATATTGCATTCATTCAATGCATCGATAATTAAATTACTAACCGTTGACATCGTTTAATTCCCTTAGCAAGTCAGTATATTCTTTCTTTTCTGCATCAGTTGCAATAATTATAAATTTTTTATGTGCTAATAAATTTTGTATTTGCAATTTATAAGAAGCCAATAAAGTTTTTTTAATTTCGCCGTGGTCATTTTCAATATCATTAATATCTTCTTTTAATCTATTAATATTTTGTAAAATCCCTTTTAATTCTTCTGTCTCTTTTAAATTTTGCAAGCTCATTTTTTTCTCCTTTTTTTAAATTCTTCTAAACCAGGCCGATATAACGCCACCATTTGAATTGCCCTGCGCTTTAATGGTTCTAAATTTAAACTCATCCCCAGATTTAAAAGCAACAGGGCTATCTTCAAAATTAATATAATTTTTCTTTTTATTTGATAAAGTTATTATTTTTTTTGTTCCTTTGGTATTTTTATAAGCCTCGACAGACGCGCTACAATTTCCTCTTGTTTTTATTGATATTCCAATTAGCTCACAATCATAAGCAAAAATCATACCTGCTTGGATTCCATTCGATCCATTACCAAACGACCACTGATAGCCGGCTCTAGTTGCAGTGGAAAGATCCGAAACCTCCTCACAGTTAACGATAAAGCAACTGGAAGGTTGTGGTTTATTAATTCTCTCATTTAACTGCTTCATACCCTCAATTAACAAAGGAACCAGCTTGTCATAGGCAACTACAAGATGACCGTCATCGCGCATATCAACTATTTCTGGTACAACATCTAAAACTTCTTGTGCAATAACACCCATATTTTTATCTTTAATTTTAGCTTTTTCCCACTTGAGCCTTTGATCGTATTCTTTTTTATATTCTTCATCGCTAACCGAACCCACTGTTTTTGTTGTTTTTGTTACTGGATCATATTCTTCTTGCAATCTATCTTGCTGCTCTCCAACTTTAGCTATTTTTGATAGCTTGTCTTGGAATAATTCATCTTGTCGTTTTTTGCTCCAATTGAAAGTATAACCGTTAATAAGCTCTATTTTAGATAGTGCATTATTGATTTGTTTTACATTTTGCTTTAATGCAACGTCACTATAGGTGCTCATATAGTGGGAGTAAAAGGTCATAACGTTGTTTCCTGAACGCAGCGAATTAAGCCTCACTTGCCCCTCTACCTGGAGATGAGATGTTGGCGAAGCTGTGCCAATGCCAACCAACCCACTTGACGTAATAGATAGTTTATTTTGATTTCCAATTCTTAAATTTAGTGATTGGCCAGCAGACGAATTTATCAGCGTTAGTCCACTAGAGGTCTGCATAAGAGCGTAATTATTGGCCGTGGTCAAGGCAGAATTTGAGATTCCTGGCCACGAAGTTCCGTGCCAGGAATTATCAATACGCAAACCTGACGAAGTTATCGGTTTGCTAAATATTGCAGTGGTTCCGTTTAACTGTAATATATCGGCACTGTTAACTCTGAACCGTATGCCTTGGCCATGAGGTGTATCCATGTAAATATACCCATTTGCATTTTGGAACAACGCCCACGTAGAGCTATTTAGGTGTTTAATCCCGGCCCAGGTTCCGTCCCTACTGCCAACAAGTGCTTTTGAACTTGAGCCAATGCGAATCTCATTGTAAAACTCTGAATATGATCCGCCTACCAATACTTTTGTTGTGTTGTTATTCTGAAGTCTGATATATTGCCCGCTTTTAGCATTTAAGTAAGTAGAGCCTGAGTTGTCTTGTGCGAAACCAAAGTTCGTACTTGTAAACATAGCATTATTGGCAATACAACCAAGACCAGTTAATCCGCTAATTTCACCCATTTTGAGGCGTGATGCACTTGCGTCACCTACTCTCAGGTTTTTGTGAATAAAATTATCGCTTGTCGTAGAAAATAATCCTAATACGCTTCCATTGGCATTCATTACCTGCAAATCCCCGTTTAACAGGGTAAAATCTGAGCCATTCGTAGTAGTAAAATTACCGGAGGCATCATGACATAAAAAGTTGCGCCAAGATGAACCTAACCGTATTTGAGGCTGTTGATTAGTTTCGTTATATACAAATAGCCCAGTTGTCGATATTCCATTTAATTCGGTTTGGGTATAAGAATTGATTGTTTTTGTATACAGATTCCCAGTGTCGGCTTCTAAGGACATTAGGACATTTTCGCTGGAATTTTCCCACAAAAACCCTTTATCTGACGCGCCCTGAACCCTAAATCTTATATGGTAGTTAGTTTTTCCTGAAAGTGAACTACACGCATTGCCATTAGCTAAACTTCTTGAAGTTCCAGCTTGCGCCATATAAGCACCCCAATTGGCGTCTGAGGACGTCCAAAAAAAGATTCCTCTCGACCCGCCTCCATTAACTGAGTGTTGTATGACAATTTTATTGCCACCACTAAATGTGTTATTTCCTGTAAATGTGTTATTAGCTGACGCGTCAACAAAGCTAATAGCGCTACCATTTTTTCTAAAAGTACCTGTATAATTGATGTCGCCTACCACGTCGAGTGGATACGACGGATCAACTGATGAACTACCTATTTTTAATCTATTAGTTATTAGCCAATATCCGTTGGTAGTAATAACTCCATTAATGGTATCAAACGATTCATTACCTGTTGAATCAAACAAGAATCTTAAATTAGATGAATCTTGGCTTAAGAAGTGGTGTTTAGATTGGTTATTCTCAGAAAATAATATTCCAGGAACATTTGCTCGTAAACGTAACGTTCTGTTATCGCTTGAACCATATAAATTGAGGGTACCATCAGTTGAAAAAATTGCCATTGCATTGCTATCTAAATCATCGTCTTTACATACGGCTAGCTGGCCGTTACTTCTTCGTCCCAAACACCAAGGGTCTGATGATTGTGTGCCATTAAATTCAAACCCTATACTTGTCTGCTTGGATGACCCTGTTGTCTCTATTAAGATTCTTTGATGCCCAGCGCCCTTGATTTGGAGTCGCTCGTTGGGAGAATTAACATTACCAATCGCAACATTACCGCTGCTACGGTATAAATGATCCGCAAAGTCATTCGCCCAAAACCCTACATTGCTATCAACATAGGCCTTAACTGATTGTTGAGATGGTACTTTAATTGCTGAATCAGATGCCATATCGTCTTCATCAAGCAAATCACTACTAATCGAATAATTATTTGCACTTGCAGCAATACCATCAAGTTTTGTTTTGAGGGTATCAGTAAACACATTTGAGTCGGTAGCTGCTGCTACGGCTGCCCTGATTTCTGCATTTGACTGATCTGATGTTGCGTTATTTTCAATACCATCAAGTTTGTCGTGGTGGGCTGTAGACATTAAACCTGCTAGTGAAGATGTCGCCTCAGAATATTGTGTATCTGTGTAGTTGCTAGAATGTATTTTAGGGCCAATAGAGCCTGTTCCGGCACTCCAATCTATTATTTGGTTACCACTAGGAATGGTAGGCTTGTTTTCGATAAATGCTAATGAGGCAGAATCGGTTTCATTCCAGTTGCTTTTTACTCCACCAGTTCCTGTTGATGCTGCTGTAATACGTCCCTTTGCATCGACTGTGATATTACTGGTAGTATAAGACCCTGCCGTAACTCCACTATCGGCTAAACAATCAGTATCAAGCGTATTGCCAGAACCGCCTGCAACCCTTGAAGCGTCTACCATATCGAAATCCCCGTAGGGTATAATCTTGTCTGATAGTTGTATTCCCATAATTAGCTACTCCTCACTATTATTGAATTGCCATTTCCAAGCTGTTGATTAGTAGCATACACATAATAATCAGAATTAAAGCCCCATTGATTAGTGACCGACACTGTACTTGGTGATGAACTATGCATACCAACTGCAAACCCAGTACCTGTATCAACAAAAGATAGGGAACCTGAACCACTAATATAAGTAGGTACTGCTAAAACCCAATACTGACGAGAAGAATCCATTGTTATTTCGTCCCATGTTTGAGTTGCATCACTTGATAATTCAGAAGTTGACCCCCCTCCTGCGCTTGCAAGTCCAATTATGTCATTAGAGTTAAACGATGTGTTTTTATTACATCTTCCATAGTAAATTCTTAAAGCTCCTGTTTTAAGTGAACTGGTTGATGTTGTTAAAGTGTGGTTTCCAGTAATTTGTATGTTACTTTTGTAAGTTTCATAAGTCTCTGATTTACCGCTTGTGTTTACAACGGCTACCGTACCTGATTGCTTGGTAAAAGCAATTAATTCATTATTGTATTTATATCCCTCTGAATGAAAATCACTTAACCTGCTTGGTATTGAAATATACAGAAATTTATTTGAAACGTTTGTGTATGGCCAATTTCGAGTATGGTCATTTGACACAACATTATTAGAAAGACCCTCAATTTCAGATTCAGTAGTTAATTCTGAGTCTGTTGTTGGCCCATAATATAATTTATTAATTAAAGTTGAGCTTGTACTTGTGCTTAATGTATGATTTCCCATATTTGCTAAAGCCGACCTATAAACAATATAATTTTCTGTAAACCCAGAATCATTTTGAACTGAAATATTGTCATAGGAATTGAAAGAAGCTGTAATATTATTATATTTTATTCCATTTGCATTTAAACTTGTTAAACGTGTAGGGAAGGCAAAAACAACATATTTATTTGCGCCATTTCCTGTGATACTTTTTGATGTTGATTGGCCTGACGCCCCTGTTTGTATAAAAGAGCTAGCTAACGATTTAATTACACTTTCATTAAATAAATCACCCGATTCGCCTGTGGTTGTAGAAACACCATAATGAATTTTGTTCTTATAAGCTAACGCTTGTGTTGAAGTTTGTAAGGTTGCGTTCGCCATTGATGCCAATGTGCTTCTATATAATTTGTAATTTTCTGTATAGGACTCAGAGTTTGTTACACTTACTATTGAAACACTTTCAAACCCAGCTGTAAGCCCATTATAATAAAAACCTAAGTTGTGTATTGATGTATATGAACTAGGAAATGCAAATAAAACATACGTGCCTGATGTTGAGCCTGTAAGTGTTTCTGTTATAGTTTGGTTCGTTGACAACATTGTTCCACTTAAACCAACGACATCAGAGCTTGCCCAATTAGAAGCAACAGATGATCGGCCCCATTTTATATGATTTTGAAATGCTACAAGCGACTCTAAAACGGTTAATGTGTCGGCTGTATAACGAAATTGTATGGTTCCCCCTCTTACAGGGTACGGAACCGCAACTGTGTTAGTAAATGAGGTGCCTGTGTTGCTGGCAACTTGAAGATCTGGGTTAGAAGATATTTCTTCAACAATCGCTGATGTTGGAGGCCCATTGTTATAAGATATATTAAATGTAAGAGCTCCAACTGCTTTCCACGTTCCACTTCCCACTAGTAATGTTGTAGACGAAATATTATCTGAAAAACTATTTATTGAAAATGTGAGGTCAATATACGAGTCATTTGTCGAATAATATATGCGAGAGTTATCTGACTTGAGCCAAAACAACCTACCATTAGTGTTATTCAAAATCAATTCTGCATCACTAAAATTTGAGCTGGAACTTGGGTCAGAGCTTTGGATTGCAATTTTACTAGCTGTAGTCGAAATGGTGTCATTAGATATTGTTATTCGGGTCCCCTGTGTTAAACCTGCTTGCTTTTCTGTTTGCAATTCATTTATAGCAGCATTCACATCAGTAGAAGACAAACTCGAACCTGAATTGTCATAATAGACTTTATCGGCGTGCCAGCTCTCAGATAACCGTTCCCAAGCAGTTCCTGTATACCTGTAAAACCCTTTAATTTTGCGAAACCCGATTAACCCAGTTGTGGTTCTGACTACAATGATATCATTTGTAGTCATTCCGCTAGATGGTAAATCGGCAAAGGTGGCAACCTCATCATAATTAGTAGAAGCAGATATTTTTTTAGTCGCTTTAGTTTGTGTGTTTACGACTAAATAATAATCATAATTTCCCGCCTGTGTTAAAACAGGAACCTTATTGTCATCAGAAACTACATCACCTAACGACCGCCCAAACATCTTTAAATCTTAATGTGTTGGTTGTCAATAAGAACAGTAATTCCAGCGATTGTAATCGCACCTGTAATCATATAATCAAATAATATCATTTATAATTGCCTCAATATTGCTAATCGTAAAATAAATTTTCTATCTGCTGTTTGTTGAGTTTCAGCAGTTATACGTATATCATCCAAAAAGCAAAACATAGAAGGAACCAATGGATTAATTGTCGCACTTCCATTTTTAATGTATATAAAAAAGAAATCACTATCATTTTCCGCTCCTTTTACGGGATACCATATCCCTTCAATTTTTTGCTCTATATAAACTCGTTTTTCAGTACCATCTAATGCTGAAGGGGTCGTGATACCCACTAGCGTTTGAGAGCCAAGAGCTAACTCGCTCGAAGTTGTATTACCAGAACTAATAATAAGCTCTTTGGTAATGATATTGGTGGCTCCCGAAACGCTAAGTGTCATTTACGATACGGTTGTAGTAACCTCAATCCAGACAGTTACTTTAGCGTTAGCCAAAGCAGCACCAGCCACGATATCAATAGTGTCGTCAGCAGCGTATTTGAATGAAGCTGTAGACTGGGACTGTGTAGTGGCAGCATTAAGATTAATTCCCGTGCCATATCTATCATCGTCTGCTCCATCGCCTAATTTAGCTGTAGCTGTCGAACCTTCAACAGTATTAACATTTAATCCCGCTCTCAAAACAGTTTGACCCGCTTTTACATTAAGAGCTTGAATAACATCGCCCGATGCCGCGCCTTTAGCCGAAAAGTCAATCACTTCAGAAACAGTAATCACTTTGCCAGGTAAAGAATTACCAGCAACTTTTTTATCTGTTATGTGTGTCAATGTAGCCATTTATTTTTCTCCTTTTTTTAATTATTAGTTACGGTCGTCATCACTAATTCGTGTTCTTGCACAACGAATTTCAAATGAACCATAGTCTTGATTATCAAACTTAATTTTCTTAACTTGGAAAATTCCTTGATAACCATATTCAATAAATCGACCAAAATCTTTAGTCTGTGTGCTAATTTGAGGAGCTTTCCCTAAAGCAATTGCTAAAGCATTTTCGCCAAAAAGAGTAACCTTTGCGCCTGGTACGTTTGAACTTGAACCCCAATCACTCTCACCTGTTCCAGCAGGATCAGTAATATAAGCTCTATCATGAGAAAAAATAACTAATCCGTCCATAGTGATGGCATCAGCTCCAGTGAATAAAGGATTAGAACTTCCTCTATCAGCCGCATATTTCATTGCGTCTTGAAACTCTGTATCTTGCTGCAAATCAAACATAACATCAGGATGAACAACAACAAAGTAATAATCCTTACCACTAGATTTATATGGCTTAATTTTAAATTTTTGATGAGTTCGCGCTGATCCCTTGCCTTTAAATCCCGCTTTAGCTTGAACTTTAGCTTTGCGAAGAAGGTCAAGTGTGATTTTGTCATTATCTGTTAATGCACCTGTTGATGTTTTATCACCCGCATACAAAATATTAGACGCATTATCTTGTATGGCCTCGAAGCACAACGTATCGATTTTTTCGATTCCCCAAGCCTGGAGTGCGTTGGCACAAGCCTCAGTTATTGAAAAGTAACTTTGTTGACGACCCAGTGGGTTATCAGCAGTAATACCATGTAAATACTCCTCTAACTCAATTTCAAAGTTAGAAGCAGCTAAACTTTCAAGGTTGTCTTCTAAGGTAACCCCTGTTGAACCTTTAAGCCCGTCTCCGACTAAAGCCTTAACTAATGGCATCTTAATCTTTCCGCCACCTTGACCA